TTTATAATTAATATTTATTTCTGGTAATTGAGTTACTAAATTTAATTTATGAATCATATCACCATGTGTTTCTATTTTACATTGTGATAATTTGCCAAAATTTAAATTTCCACCTTTAAATTTTAATTCTTGGTCTTCTATTGTAAAATTTGTATGTCTTCTATATACTGTTTTGAAAAATGTTATATCTGGAGTTCCAATAAGATATAAATCAACCCTATTTCTTGCAACTAATTGTAAAAAACCTCCTTTCATTATTAAAATATTATAAAATTATTCTATAAATATATTATATAATTTTAATTAATTATTTAAAAACATTTATTAATTGATTAATTAATAAATGTTTTATTTAAATTTTTAAACAACTGCTGTATAAGCTGTTTGAGCAAAACCTGATAATATACGTAATATATTATAATTTTTTGCATATATTCTTACATGTAAATCTTCATTAGAAGTTTCTTCTGGAAATAAATTATCATTAAAATTAACAATTAAATGTGCGGACGATAATCTTGAAAAATTAGCTGTTCCACTTGGTTGATATTCTTCTGGATGTAAAGCAAATGAATACACATTAATTCCATCTGATGGAGTATTTCTATAAAAACTGTGTGGTTGAACATAATTAAAATATTTTGAATCTTGTTTTCTGACTCTATCGTATCCGTGAAATAATATAGTTGAATCTTTAATTAAAAAATTAGATCCTTCAATAATTTCATTTTGATCATTAATAGAATAATTATTAAATTGAGTTTTTTGATAACCTGTATCATTTGATAAAAATTTAGTTTTTTGTGCAACCCATATTAATTCTTTACAAGGATGTTCAAAATCTAATAAAAATTGCATTTCTTGATTATTTATATTTTTATATTCTTCTAATTGTAATTCTTCTATCAAATATTCATGACTTGATTGTGCAAACCGTCTTCTTTCATTTGTATCTAAATATACAAAATCTGCTAATAATGATATATTCAAATCAATATTTAAAACATCATTAACTTCATTTAAATTTATTGTATCAAATGAATTTGGTATTTGAATAAATTTTTCATTTTCAATATATGATACTTCGTGTAATTCTCTTATTTTTACTTTTAAAGCTACATTATGGTATTCTAATGCTACTAATGGTAAAGCTACACCATTAGTTTTACAAAACCAAAATTGTAAAGGTATATATAAATTATATTTGGGTTTTTGTTTCCGATCAAATGATGTTAATTCACTAACATTACCGATCATTTTATTATAATTTGTTTCATTATATTTATTACCGGATAATTCCCACCATATATTTAACCAATCACCATAATGTCTTTCTATTGTATTACCTCCAATTTCTATTTCGATACGTTCAATTAAAGTTGTTCCAAGTTTATCAACCCATGCGAATTTTATATTTGGATCACTTTCATCTTGATGTTTTTCTTTTGCTAATTTTAGTTTTTCAAAATATAATTTATGAATTCTTTGAGATTCTTTTACAGCTTTTTCTAATATAACATCCGTTAAATCTTTATCAGTTGATGATGATATAGAATTTATAAATAGTTGAGCTTCCATATCAACTTTATTAAAATCAGTAGTTGATAATAAACTTCGTGTATCATTAATAATAGCAATATTTTCAGCAGTTTGATGATTTGTTTGAATGGTTTGTATAATTCTTTCAGAATTAGTAATATTTTCAGCATTTATAAAAATTAAAGAATCCGTATATGATTTTAAATTTATTCTCATATAATTTTCTATTAAATTTAATTCACTTTGAGCTTGTTCTTGTTCATTTAAAAAATCATTAGTAGCATCATTGCGTTTTAAATCAATAAGTGGTAATTCAATTTTAAGATGTAATTTATATAATAAATCTCCAATTTTTGGAATAATTAATGTTGATGTTTTACCAAAACCATTATCATCATCAAAATTTAATTCGATATTATCAATTGAAAAATTTGTGTGTCTTCTATATATTGCTTTAAAAAATGTTATTTCAGGATTACCTGTTAAAAATATATCTTGAGTTCCATAAGATATGATTTGTAATAAACCACCTCCCATAATTAATTTAATAACATATAATTATTTTAAATAATTAAACAAATTAATTAAATTAAAAACAAATATATATATATAATATAAATGAACAACATAACAAAAGTTAATTATAATAATAAAGAATATGCTGTTTTAAATGTACGTTATAAAAAAACTAATTTACCTGTTGTATTAGATATTGAAGATTATGATAATATACAAAATTTAAATAAAAGATGGAAATATCATAATTCAGGTTTAATATGCTGTTCACATACTTATGAAAATAAATCAAAAGATATTTTTATTCATAATATTTTAATGATATTAAAATCACACGATCTTAAAGAACCAGCTCAAGAAACATCTATTATACATTTAAATAGAATTGGTTTAGATAATCGTCGTGATAATTTATTTTATGATACAAATAATAAAACTATTAATAAAAATATTAAAAAGAAAAAAAGAACAATTAATTTATTAGATAAAAATATTGATTCAAGTAAATTACCCACTTATGTTTGGTATTTAAAAGAAAATGGAACACATGGAGAAAGGTTTTCTGTTAATATAGGTGATATAAAATGGAAAACAACAAGTTCTAAAAAAGTTTCATTACTTGAAAAATTAGAACTAGCTAAAGATTATTTAAAAAATTTAAAAAAAACAAATCCAGAATACTTTTTAACATTCTCAATGAATGGTGATCTTAATAAACAAGGTTATGAACTTAAAAAAAGTTTTATTGATATTATTAAAAAAGCTGGTTATATTAATGTTCAAGAAATTTGTACATTACAAAATATTACTGATAGCATTTTAAATTAAAAATTAATAAACAGGTGTTCCATAACCTTCCGGGAATTCATTAATAATTTTTGTTTTTATGTTTTCATTTTCTAATTTATTATTAAATTCATCATATTTTATATTTTTATTAAAAATATAAAACAGTATAATAAAATTAATTATAGTCAATCCATTTAATAATAATTTAATTTCATTATTTATAAAATTTGTTCTTGATAAAAATAAAATTAATATTGTTCTTAAAAATCCTATAATAAACATATTTGTTTTATCATAACTAATACATAATTTATTGTATATATTAAGACTTGGAACAAATAAATCTTGAATATTAAAATTGTAAGTTTCACAGCTCATAATTAATAACATTATAAAAAAAATTGATTAAATTATTATTAATTAATAATAATTTAAACAAAATAACAAACAAATAATAATCAAATAAACATGTATTATAAAGTTTTTATTTTAATTTACTGGTATTTATATTTAGCCTCTCAAACTTATAAAAATATTAAAAACTTTTCTTTTAAAACAAAAAAAGATATATATTTTAATAATCAATTCGCAGCATTAATTCATAGCACTATAACATCTTTATATTATATCTATTATTATTTTAGTTATGGTTTTATGAACAATGAAGGTTTTACAGAGAATGGTAATTTAGTATTATATTTCCACGTTATCTATTATTCTATTGATATTATTAACTGTATTAAATTAAATTATCAAATATATATTTATCATCATATTATATCACTAATTATATTATTTGGATTAAAAATAACCGATAATTATAAATTATTTATATTAGCATTTTTTATAGCAGAAACAACAGGATGTTTAATTAATTTACGTAAAACATGTTTAATGAAATTTAAAAGATTTCCATATTTTTTAAATTTATTTGTTATTATTTATTATTTCTTAATTAGAGGTATTTTAGCATGTTATTATTTAATCTTATTTGTTATAGATTTTTATCGAACATTTAATTATGATCTTAATTCTATTATTAATGTTTTAACTATTCTATTATGTACATTAATCATAATCGTTAGTATGAATTGGTTTAAAATTCTTGTTAAAAACTTTTTAAAATATAATTAATCATTCAATAATTAATTATTCAATAATTAATTATTCAATAATTAATCATTCAATAATTAATTATTCATTAATATAATCTATAATAACAGGTTTAATAATATTTTTTTTATGAGAACAAATAATATCATTTTCAATATTATAAATTAGTTTAATATCTTTTTCATTTAAACAGATTATATCGTAAGAGTCATTAGATTCTGATTTATTTAATTTATTATATTTAAATTTTTTTTTAAAAGAAAAAAGGTTTTTAATTTTTGATAATAATTTCATAATTTAACTAATATATATTATATTAGTTTATAAATAATTTAATTTTTATTATTTTTAAAAATAATAAAAAATAAAATAAAAACGCTTAATTGCTGTATGCGAGACCACCCATACCACTCATAATACGGAGCACATTGTATGATAGAGCGAAAATGTATAGTTGGGTATCAACTTGGAGATAAGGAAGATCAGCACTCCAGGTATCAGTAACACGAGATCGAGATTGATCTGCGAAAGTGAGGTTAAGCTGTGTGTTATCAATACGGGAAAGATTGGCTGTTCCACTTGGTTGATGTTGTTCGGGGTGCATAGCGAAAGAATACACGTTAATACCATCAGCAGGTGTGTTGGTGTGATGTTGGTCGGGTTGGACATAGTTGAAGTATGCACCTTCGCGAGCATCAAAGCGATCGTGACCATTGAGTTGGATTAGTGCAGTTGCAACTGGGTTATATTGTCCATCGACAAGGAGACCATAGTTGGACCAGGCATAAACTGCAACATCAGTTGTTTTTGCACTTTCAGGGCGTGTATCACGAACGAGAGTTCCGAAATCAACAGGTAGTGAAACATCACGAGCATGAAGACCATGACTGACATTGAACACTTGGCATTGGATAGAAGGATTTCCTGATTCGTCTTCTGTGACAGTAACTTTGACAGTTGCTGCTTTGATTTTGTCGAATAGAGAAGTTCCTGCGGCTGCAGAGTTAGTTCCTGCACCAACAACAACATCATAATCTTTGACGTAACGGATATCAGGTGATCCACTGTAAGTTTGGTCATCAACATCAACAACAAGTGTATCGATGATATCACCATCTTGAGAGACAACAACTGAATCAGTTCCTGCTGGTGCTGCGCCGAGCACGAAACGAGAACAAATTAGGTTCTTGGCTGCTTCATCGAGAGCACTGTCCCAGTTGGAAGTTCCATCCGCGTTGGTTTCGTGTGTGTAAGCGAGGAAAGAACGTCCTTGAACGTAATGTCCAGCACGAGAAGCCCAGATTAGTTCTTTGGTAGGATGGTTAAATCCAAGTCGGAATTTGGCATTTTTCTGGTCAACAGATTCAGTTCCTGTAAATTGAAGTTGTTCAATTAGGTATTCGTGACCAACTTGTGCGAAACGACGACGCTCTTCTGAGTCAAGATACACGTAATCCACGAGGATTGATGCATTTTGCATACGAAGTTTAGAAGATTGGCTGGTTCCAACATGATCTTGGACAACAAGAACATTTGCTGGGGTAAACTCGAAGTGTAGGCGAACTTCGTGATATTGGAGTGCAATAAGAGGAAGTGCGAGACCGTTGTTTCGGTTAAACCAGAATTGGAGAGGAATAAATAGTGTGGTTTCAGGTTTGGCACGAGTGCTTAGTTCAGTTAGTTCAGGAACATCACCAATCATTTGGCTGTATCCACGTTCTTTATCACCAACTGGACGAGCAAGTTCATACCAGACATCCATCCATGTGCCGTAATGTTTATCAATACGAGAACCTCCAAGTTCAACTTCGACGTTATCAATTAGATGATGACCCACACGACGGACGACCGCTGCACGGACACCTTCGTCTGGTTGCCATCCTGCGAGGACAACACGGAGATACACTTTAGTGACAAGATCACCGTTTCGTGTAATAGTCACCATTGATTTACGTCCAAAGTCGGGGTTTCCGTTAAGAGTATGTTCGACACATTCAAGAGAGAAGTTAGTATGACGACGATACACTACTTTGAAGAAAGTAATTTGAGGATTTCCTGTAAGATAAACATCTTGAGCACCATAAGCTACGAGTTGCATAAGACCGCCACCCATTTTATATTATATAATATCGTAAAAGAAAAAAATTTTAGAAATTTTATTATATTTTTTATTAATTTTTACTTTTAATTTTCTTATAATATTTTTTATATTACTATAATCGATTTTTTAGTGAGTTATTTAGTATATTACTTTTTTTTAGATTAAATAACAATATTATGCGTTTAATAATGTATCTTAATAAAGTATTTTTACTTAAAGTTTTTTAACGTTTATTTAATTAAAAATGTTAAAAACAAAACCTAAAAAAGAAAGAAATCACTCTTCTATTGAAACTGTTGATACTACACATAAAAAATTTATTTTAAAATTTAAAAAGAGAAAAGAAGATTTATCTAAAACTAAAGATAAATTAAAAAAATTCGAAAAAAAGTTAATTGATATTAATAATATGAAAAAAGATTTATATACACATGATATTATTTCAAAAAGAGCTCAATTAAAAGTAGATATAGAATTTTATAAAAAAGAAATATATGATATAGAAAATAATATATCTGAATTGAATTATTATAGTAATACTGAAGATCTATTAAGCGAATATTATAATATCGTTGAAGATGAAAAAATTATTAATCATGATAATAATCAAGAAGTTAAATTATATGATATTTCTGAAAGATGTATTAAAGAAAATGAATTACATGATTTAGATAAATTAAATTTAGAAAATAAAAAAAATAATAAAAAAAAAATTAAAAAACAATCAAAAACACGTTATAAAAAAACTATTCAATTACAAAATAAACGTAAAAATTTCTCTATTCAAGATTTCTTCTCATCAAATACTAAAACATCAACTAAAAATTCTAAAAAAGCTACTATTTTAGATAAATTTTTAACTATTGTTGATAATAATTATAATACCGTAAAATATAATTCTAAAAAAGATATTATTAAATGTAAAACTTGTAATAGTGAAAAAAAACCTATTGCGAGTGATGGCTTTTGTGTATGTTTAAATTGTGGAGAATGCGAACCTATTATTATTGAAAGTGATAAACCAAATTATAAAGACCCAATTCCTGAAAAATCAGGTTATCCTTATAAAAGACAAAACCATTTTCAAGAATTAATATCAAGATTTCAAGCAAAAGAATCAACAGAAATACCAAAAGAAGTTTTTGATAAAATTATCATTGAATTAAAAAAACAAAAAATTTATGATCGTTCAACTATTAATTTAGCTAAAATGAAAGAAATTTTAAAAAAATTATCATTGAATAATTATTATGAACATATTCCACATATTATTTCTAAATTAACAGGTATCCCTCCGCCTACTATTTCAAGAGAAACAGAAAGCACATTAAAAATTATGTTCAAAGATATTCAAAAACCTTTTGAAAAACATTGTCCAAAAGATAGAGTTAATTTTTTATCTTATTCTTATGTTTTACATAAATTTTGCCAATTATTAGAATTAGATCATTTATTAGAACATTTTCCTTTACTTAAAAATAGAGATAAATTAAGACAACAAGATAATATTTGGAAAAATATTTGTGCGGATCTACGATGGGAATATATATCTTCAGTTTAATTTTTAATATTAATTATTTAATTATTATTAAAATTTATTTTTTATTAATTATATCTATATCAATATACAACTAATTTAATATCTGTATTTAATAAAAAATCATCAACTAATTTTTTATTTTTATTATAATTTAGTTTTTTTAATATTATTTTTTTTATATCTTGTTTTAATACTACATCTGTATGTATT